GATAAACTCCTTCAACCTGTGCAGTAATTGCGCCAATTGTTTTTACAGTTACTTTAGAATATTTGGTTGGAGATATGAAGGTTTTAAATTTGTCTACTTGTGTTATTTGTTCTACTGGCATGATTAACTTTCTGGAGAAGTTACATCTTCAATTACTGTGATTGTTCCTTTACATACCGTCCAAGTTCTGGTGGCATCTGTTAGTTGAATATCAAAAATATCGTTTGTTGCAAGTAACTCAGAATCTCCTGGAGAAAGTGAAACTGTAAACTCTCCGTCATCATCATCTGCTGTTGCTTGTGGTGTTAATGAAGCAATCAATGCGTTACTGGATGAAGGTCTAATAATGTCCATAGAAATATCCCAGTTATCAATTGTTAATGGTGTTCTTGTTTCATCTGTTACGTAAACTCTAAATGCTGATGAGTCTCCACGCACTAATGTCCAAGCAACTGTTGGTGGTGCTGCGCCAATTGAAAATGAATCTGAGCCTTGACCTCTATATGTTGCCATTATAATCCTGCCTTTACTGCACCCCAAGTGCCGTTACCTTTGGATCCTAGTACAAGTATAACCCCTGTTGTTGCATTAGCCTTTAAAACCACTCCTACGGCTCCTGAGCCAGTTGTAGGTTGTGTTGTAGTTAGTCCTCCAGCAGTTGCTACATAAAGTATATTTCCAGCGGTATATGAAGAAGTATCAACATCACTAAAAATACCAGAAACAATTACTACGCCATCGCTGCCATTGGTAATTGCTGTAGTTGTTAATCCTATTACTGGAAAAGTTGCAAGTGTATTTCCTAGCGATTTTGCAACGGTAGTCTTAGTAGAAAATCCAGTTACATAAACTGGAGTACCTTTAGCAATAGTTGCACCACTGTTATTTCTAACTTCATGGGTAAAATATGGTAAGCCTAAACTTGGCAATACCGCATCAATTGCCTCTGCTAGGGCTTGTAAATCTCCTGCAACATTTACAGGGGAGGCGTCTGTGGGATAAGGAAGGTCATACGTTGCGGTCTCTGCCATAAGATAATTATTATACCACTTTCAAGCACGGTATTTATAACAAAATAAAAAAAATACTATCCAAACTTGTCTTTTAGCCCAAATTCATGCTACAATTAATACAAGGCTACCGTGAGGTAGCAATTTTGTTCTGGAGGTACTTTTTATGAAAGACAAGAATAAAGGAATATGGTTGGGTTTACTATCGTTGGTCGGACTGTTTGCGCCATTTTTAAATGCCGCTAATGCTCTTGAAACTAAAACTTTAATAGAACCTGCTGTAAAGATCGTAGAACCCCCTAAAGGGGTTTTTTTGGTTTCTACGGCTAAAACATTAGAAAAGTATGAGAATGCTCATAAACTAAATAATAAACAACTTATTGAACTATTAAAGGCTGTAGGGTTTAAGGGTCCTGCTTTACGATCTGCTTGTGCAATCGCTATGGCTGAGACCAATGCTAGACCACATGCCTTTAACGGTAATCCTAACACTGGAGATAGTTCCTATGGAATGTTTCAAATAAACATGATAGGTAACTTGGGTCCAGATCGCAGGGAAAAGTTTGAATTAGGTTCAAACTCTGAACTATTTAACCCAGTTAAAAACGCACAAATAACGCACCACATGACCAAGGGTGGAAAAGACTGGTCATCATGGACAACTTTAAATGGACCACGGTATCAAGAATGGTACAACAAATATCCATGTAAGCAAGACAAAAATTAAAAGAAAATAAAACACCCTGTTTAATTAATTTTTATAGGGTGTTTTTATATATTCCATCTTTATTTTTTTACTTTTTAGTCTATGACAATTAGCACACAGTGCTTGAAGATTTTCTTTATTATCATTTTTATAATTTCCGTCAATATGGTCAATATCTATTTGGCATGGATCTTCTGGTATAAATCCGCATAATATGCACATAGGTTTAGGATGTTTTTGATATGCTTTTTTGTAAAATTTTGTTTTTCCAGTTTTTTTTGCTGACTTATGATTTTTTGTTGTTTTGCTTTTTGACAAATCCATCCCCGTTTTGTATAATTGCGTGGTTTATTAATTATTCTCACAATGCCACATTCTTGACATTTTGCAGTATTAGAAACTATATCAATTTCTGTTAATCTATGTACCTATTTACCCATAAAATGAGTATATCATAAAATATCCCCATTGGGGGTTTTTATTTAAGATTATTAATAATGCTTAAGGCACAATCCCTCAAGATTGTTCTAGCGGTACTTCAATCCAGGTTAAGGTTGGTTCATCCCAATACCAAAAGCCCTCAGTAGGCATAGGCGTTGGGGGTTGCCAATCAAAATTTTCATCTAGTAACCAGGATGTAAAAGGCTGTGGTGCAATAAATACATCTGCGACAGGATCATAAGAATATCCAACACTGCAATATTGTTTTCTTATGCGGTTGTTGTAACTAGTGCGTTTACAAACTTGACCTCTAAAATTGCCATACCAAGTTTCAGGGTCTAGCCCTTCAATTAGTTCAGTCTCATCTATACCTGTAATTACTTCAGTAACTATATTGTTGTCATCTAAAAATGCGTAATGCGCCATTATGACCAACTCACATTTCCTGTGCCTGCTGTAATTGTAGTTACTTTAAATCCACCTGCTGGTGCTGCTGTTGAAGCGGTTAGTCCTGCGCCAATAACAATTGTTTTTGTATCTGCATATTTAAGAATAATAATACCACTACCACCTGTACCAGATCCAGTAGTTCCACCGCCACCTCTACCACCGCCACCGCCACTGCCAGTATTTTGTTGACCATTTGATCCACCACCATTACCACCGCCCGCTCCGCCTCCACCTGCTCCACCGCCACCGCCGTCGCTAAACCATCCTCCACCACCGCCACCACCTGCTCTAGTTACTGCTGTTCCAGTGATTGACGAACTTAGCCCAGTTCCACCGCCACCGCCAAAAGAGTTGTAAAGTGAGGTCGAGCCACCCGCGCCACCCGCTCCGCCGCCGCCTCCACCACCAGATTCAGTATTTCCACGACCTCCATTACCTGACGCCGCACCGTTACTACCTCCAGCAAAGCCGCCAAAATAGCAACAACCTCCACCAGTATTACCACCAAAACCAGTTATAGTTGAAAATGTAGAATTATTTCCACCTCCAGCACCTACTGTGGCTACTACTGTACCGCTAACTGAAAAAGAAGATCCTACAGCGTAGCCACCCGCTCCGCCGCCGCCTCCGCCAAAATTACTATCTTGGCCTCCTCCGTTGCCACCACCACCAATAACTAAGTATTCAACATCAAGAGTGCGTGGATAATTTTGACTAGCAATAATCCCCAGTAAACTCATTACGCAATATCTCCCAAAACTGTAAAGGTATTAGAAGCGGTGCAAACAACAGAGGCTGCTGAGTATTGCGCCCGAAGTGTTGGAGCAGCAGCAGATGCACCTGTTGAAGTAATTGTTACACCAGCACCAGCAGCAAATGGAACTGCGCCAGTGCCGATTCTTTGCACATTAATTATTTGACCAGCAGTGAAAACTGATGGTGGGATTGTTACAGTTCTTGAAACAGTATCGCTTACAGTTACTAATTTAAAGGCATCTCCTGCTACTAAGGTATAGGCAGCAGTTTGAGCGTTAAAGGCTATTGAAACTCCAGCCACATATTTCAGGCCAGTTGCTTCTCCACTATCCGCTACAAGTGTGTGGCCGTTTGTGCCTGCTGAAAGGTTATCGAAAGTCTGGCTACCTGTACCGACAATTAAATCACCCTTTGCAGCGATTTCCGTTGCCATAGAGTTGGTGATAGTGACGGTTCCAGAGGCTCCTCCACCTGAGAGGCCAGTTCCAGCGGTAACTCCAGAAATATCTCCACCTTCTGAAGAGTTAACCCAGTTAGTTCCATTATATGCAAGAATCTGATTAGTTGTAGCGGAGGTAATGATTACATCAGATAACCCATCAAGGGTTTGTGATGCAATACCTGCAAGGGGATACCAAGTATCATCTCCTGCGTCGTATATGAACCCTGGTTTCGGGTCTGTAGTATTAATGTTTGCCATTAGATCTCCTTATGGTTTATTATAGCAGATTTAATTTTTGTATACCCATTTTATTCTTCTACTTCAACCCAAGAAGTTGTATCTTCATCCCAAGTGTAACGCCCACCATCTGTTGGGTACGCAACTGGCGCTTCCCAAAGATAGGTATCTGCATTTAAATTCCAAGAAGGAAATGGTTGTGGCGCTGCGAAGCCAGTGCCATCCCAGGTATAACCAATGCCTGCATAGTTGTATCTGAATCCATTGGTTGCGGCATTGTAAGAAGTTTTAACCCATGTACCGCCTAAATGATCAATCAACCATTGATAACCTTCGTCACCTGCTGGGTCGTTGTTATCGCCAACTAAAACACGGATAACTTTATTATTATTATCTAATTCTGCCCAATGACTCATATTGTAATGCTTCCGTTTGAAGTCCAAACATAATATGTATAACCGCCGCTT